CCAATTTCTTTCGCTAGGTTTCCAATCGTTCTCAAGTCGTGTCCTCCTCGGCTTCCGGGATTTGCGCGCCACAGGTGCGGTAGCACCTGAGTTATCGCTAGATAACTGTGAAGGTAAAGGTGAAGGTGTATCTGTTCGTGACTCGCTTGCTAATGGCGGCGGCATAGCAGTGCTATGCTTTTGCCATCGGCTATGCCCTCCCTTTGCTCCTGCCTCTGCTTTAGCTTTGGTATGGGCTGCGGCCTTGGCTAGCTCAATCTCAAGGCGCCTGTTGGTCCACCATCCGCCAGAGACTTCAAATAGGTCTGCCAGCATTGGCCTAATGGCTAGCCATTCCTTGACGGGCATCCTTGCCACCTGGGCAAGAAATACATCGCTGTCGGGTATCTTTGACCCGCGCCGCCAATAGCTGAAAAGCAGTAAGAGGAACGCCCCGTGTTGCAGGGTGCTGAGATGCGTGGTGTCGGCAAGGTAATCCGCCACATACACGGGCATCCATTTGCTGTCGGTGCGGGCCATCAAATCTCCTGTGCCGCTTGTGCGTTCGATGCCCTGACCATCTTGGAATGGGCACTGCGAAGGCCGCAGGACTTCAGGCGCTCCGCGTGCTTGGCCTTCATTTCGTCTGATGCGATGCCGTTGCGGACTTCGTGCGCTCTGATGGCGTGCAGAACAGTGGTGTGGTCCCGGTGAAAGGCGCGGCCTATCTCTGGCAGACTGGCGGTCGTTTCCATGGCGCACCTCCATATTGCTTCGTGCCTTGGCCCCACCAAATAAAGCTGCCGGCGCTTCGCAATCATCTCCGAATAGGTCAGGCCGTATTTCTGGCCGACCTCGGCAATGATGGCGTGGATCGGTCGCCCGGGCAGAAACAGGTAATCCCTTTCAATCATTGTCATTCCCCACCAATCCAATGATGCGGGCGCGGTTCTTGACGGCCTGGCGGGAGCGTCCCAGCAGGGCGCCAATGACAGCCCATGAGTTGTCGCCGTAGAGCTTCGTGATGGTGGCGTCGTCTGTGTCCGACCACGGGCGGCGGTTGGCAAGCTTGGGATCAGGCTCGGCCTTGGGGCGAACCGGATAGGCTACGTGGCGTCGAATTGTCAGCATCTTGCAAACCCCCTTCAGGGCCCTAAGGCCCGCTACTTACCAGCCCAATGAAACAGCCAGACCACACAGACACCCTCAAGCATAACTATCAGCAGAAACCAGATGAGGAACTCGGTGATGGTCACAGCATGGTTTCCGTGCGCCACCGGCTCATGTGTTGCCCTCAAACAGCGGCAGCCTCGGCTCCATCTCCACACACTTGCGCTTTGTCTCAGCAGCTAGGTCGTGGGCTACTGCCAGAACAAACTGGCGGTGTAGGTGGTCGCTGGCCTTGTGGGAGGCTCTAGCGCCTAACCAGATGATGCGGGCCTTGTCGGATGCAATCAGGGTCATGCAAACTCCACTCCGTCTTTGCGGTACATATCGCGATCACAGCGGTGGCATGTAATCAAAACAGAGCAATTCTCAGGGCTAAACCGACCGCTTGCGCAGTGATCTCCTGCGTCCAAATCGTAAAGTCGGAGATTCGAGTCCGACCACGGCGCCGAACAGAAGGGGCAGAGGATGGGGCAATCGTCGCCCGACTTATCTTCGGGCTCGTTAATGGGCATGAGCCTCATTTCACAATCTCCACGGTGATGCCGTACTGCGCCTCTGTGTGCGCAATCTTCCATGCGCTAAACTTTGTCATGTGGCCCTTAACGTCCTCGACCACATACTTGCCGTCACGGCGATAGCTGAAGTCCGCGACGTAGTGCCCAAGGTGGACGCCTTCGATGCTCAGCGGAAACTTGGGTTGGGTTTGCAATTCGTGGATCTGTCCAAGACGTTCCCACTGGCGCAGCAGCACAAAGCGTTTCGCCTCACGCTGGGAATGAAACAGTTTCCCATCGACCGTCCGCGCTGCTTTGCCCGCGGCGTCTAGGCGTACTCCGTACTTGCTGCGGCGGACGGCCATTTATTTCTGCGTCCTCGCAACAACGCGGTGTTTGGGATAGTTGGTGCGTTGCGGCTTGGCCTGCGGCTCCTCGCCAGCAGTGCAAAGCATCTCTGCAATAAGGCGTTCGTTACGGATTGCTTGTTTCACCATCCACCGCCCCCACAGCGCCCGCAGATGTCTTAAAATCAAATTCCCCATGTGTTTCTTTCATCATTCGCGCGGCGCGTAGGCTGCGCAGTTGTTCCAGTTCGCACTCAAGGGCGCGTTCCTGCTTCTCAATGTGGTTTTTGTAGGCTCCCGCTATGCTGCGGAACTCAACGGCCAGAATGTGGTCCGTTAGGCGGTAGTAAATTTTGCGGAGCTTGCTGTAGCTCACGCCCGAATCTCTTGCGACCGCACCCAGTGCGCCTTTAACGCGACGCTGCGGCACTAACGGCAGCGCCATCTGGCGCACCATGTCGTGGCAGTCGTCAGCAATGACGGCGGCGGAGCTCACGGGAAACTCTTTGTTTCGAGAACGGAACGCTTTGTTCCACATAAAAACTCTCCATCGTTTGATGATTGAAAACGATGGATGACAACGGATTCAAAAGCTTTGGAGATGCGGCGCACCGGGCCTTGCAGGGCATCTGGCGCGCAAAGAAAACCCTCGGAGCAGCCCGCCAAGGCCGCTCCGAGGATGAGTTTGGTAGAAGAACGTTGTTGAACGAGGTTGAAGCCCGAGGGGTAATCCGACTTCAACGCAAAGGCAGACACTTCAGCGTAGTTCCGAGTGGGACCTTTCCAACAAGTGAATCCCCGGATGCCGTCCAGGTCGCGGATTTTGCGCTTGTGCGCCAAATGGGTGCGCGTGATGGAGGGGGGGCCACCACGCGCGGCTCTGGTGGCGCGGGGGAACGCCATACGGGCCAGAGCGGTTTGAAGTGAGGGGGTCATTCCGCTGCTTCCATCTGCTCGGCAGAATGGGTGCGGATGTAATTCAAGACCTTGGCGCGCAACTCGCGGCGCAGCTCACGGCCCTTTTTCACGCCGTCAATCAGGCTTGGATCATTCGCCACGGCTCGACCAAACGTGCTGGGGCTGATGTGGGTCGCCTTGATGAATTGGCGAATGCTCGCCATCAATTCGGCGTCGGGTTTCTTGGGCTTTTTGCGTTGTTTGCTCATGGTGCGTTGGATACTGATGGAAATTTCCGACGTTGTAAACAGAAATTTCCGTCTTGGGTTCCGTCACTGCCATGAGCGAAAATTAATCCCCTATGGCGGAAAACGACAACCTAGACATGGCCCGAAAAAAATTACTCGCCCTGGCGGAAAAGGCCGGGTACAGCCTCAGTGCGCTATCCACCCGTTTGACCTACGCCGGAAAGCCCCGCGCCCGTGGGTATCTTCACGATTACATCTTCAAAGCCAGCCCTCGGGAGCTTCGGGCCGAAGATGTCGCCATCCTTGCTCGCATACTAGGCATTGATTCCGGCGAACTCACGGTTGAGCCGGTGCGCCCGCATAACGCAAATATGGCAATTGATTCTAAGCCAAAAGGCAACCTAACCTTTATCCCGGCGCCCCAGACAGGACAAAAAGACTTGCCCATTTTAGGGCACGGAAGGGGCGGCGAAGCTGGGTTCTTTATCGATCAAGGTAAAGTATGGGGGTTCGCCGTGCGTCCAGCCAGTCTCGTAGGTGTTGCCGAGGCTTATGCGGTCAGGGTCTATGACACGTCAATGGACCCTCGATACCAGCCCGGAGAGGTGCTTCAGGTCGATCCTTTCCGCCAAGTCCGCCCGGGCGATGACGTGGTGATCCAACTCACCGATGGTCAGTGCTTCGTGAAGCGCCTGGTGCGGCGGGCCGGGGGCGTCGTGGTTTGCCGGCAGTTCAACCCGCCCAAGGACATTCAGTGGAAGCAGGACAAGGTGGACAAGATCCACCTGGTTGTCGGGGTCGATTACCTGGAAAGGTGAAACATGCGGAAATTAGCGATTTTCGGGGTTTTGTTGCTTTCGGGCTGCGCCGCGGGCGGGGAGATCGTTTACCTTCGCCGGGGTGATGAAATCGCCAAATGCGGCCCGTATAGTTCCGCTCAGTCCGTGGCCCAGATTGTTGCGCCCCAGACCTTTGGAAGCGGGGCCGGGGCTGAAACCAGACTGCGGGGTTGCATAGATGATTACCAGCGCGCGGGCTATGAACGTGTCCCGGAAGGCTCTCTTGGTTCTGGCAAGCCTAAGCCTGCCTCTGGCGTGCCTTACAAGCCCGTCTGAGGCCCGTCAGCCCCGAAGCGACGCAGCCATAGCCCAATTCAAGAAGGCCCACCCCTGCCCCGCCAATGCGGCCACAAAGGGCCCCTGTCCGGGGTGGGTCATAGACCACGTAAAACCCCTTGCCTGCGGTGGCCCGGATCGCCCGGATAACATGGCCTGGCAGACCAAGGCCGATGCCGCCGCCAAGGACAAATGGGAACGCAAGGGCTGCACCCGACCCAAGTCCTAGGGTCATAAGGCCCGTCACCCCCTAATCCCGAACCTTTTTAACGCTGTCGGAAAGAATTTCCGTCATGGCGGATTTTTCCCGTTGACGGTGACGGAAATATCCGACAATGTGTCTTCAGTCACCAAGCACTGGAGCAGCACAGATGTTCACCTGGACCCAAGCCCCCGACCTGATTGAACGCCTCACTAAAGCGCAGAACCACCCGGCCAACGAGACGATCGACATCATGACCTGGGCCGGTCTGTGCGAGAGCCGCGACGAGCTGGAGCGCCACACCGCGTACTACGAAGGCCGCGCCTCCGAGTACGTGGCCCCGAAGCGCCGTCAGCGGAAGGCGGCATAAGCCATGACCTGTCCCTTTTCTCTCCGCAAAGCCGAGTCCGACCAGGCCGTCATCGCGACGGTTAAAGAAAACATCCGCAACCACCTCCTTATGGCCTTGAGCGAAGCACGCTCGGCAACGATTGGGATCGAGCCCGCCCTCCGCGAAAAGCTCATGGATGACCTGTCCAAAGTGTTCCATCCCGAAGGGGATGCGTCCGACCTGTTTGTGAACGGGTTTTGCGACGCGGAGAACATGGCGACCGCTGGGATTGATGAGCTTTCTGATGAGCTGTTCATGCAGCGGCGCCGTGCTGGGTACTCAGTGGCAGCGGAGTAAGCCATGACCGACCGCAAAATCATCACCACGTTTGTTTGCCCGCCCGTGCCCTTCCGCCATGCCGACTGGCAAGCCCACTTTGACGGCGATGAGACTGACGATGATGGCCGGCTGCGCGTGGGCCGGGGCGCGACTGAGCAAGACGCCATCGATGACCTGATGGGGGAGGAATAGCCATGTACTCCCTCGACCAACTACACGCCGACCTGATCCTTGTGGGGCATGGGCTGGCTTTAGCTGCGCTGATGGCCACGCCCTGGATGCTGTGGATGGCGTTAGCCCCATGAGCAACACGCAGCCCACCGACTGGTTTAGCGAATACTGCAAGACCTATGCGCTGATGACCGACTTGCGCTGCGCCTTGGCGTTCATTGAGAGCTTTACGCGCAGTTCCATTGAGCACGCTGATGACATCACAAATTGGACGACTCGCGCCAAGGAAATTCAGGCGCGCGCAGACGAAGCCCTGAAGGTTTTCAAACAATGACCCGCAGACGCCGCCGCACTCTCATTCGTCTGCGCAACTTGCTGCTGCCGCCCATCTTCTGGCGCGTCTCGGGGTTGGACGTTTCTGATTATCGCTTTTGGAATTGAAAGAGGTTTGCAATGAACGCAGTCACGAAATCAACGCCTGAGACTTCCACCGCAGCCGCGGTCGATAACCGCAACGTTCATCAACGCCTGCTCGCTGTGATGGCCGAGGTTTCCTACATTCAAAAGGACCGCCCTATTGGCAACTACAAGGTTGTCACCCATGACGCCGTGACCGCCAAGGTTCGCCCGGTGCTGGTCAAGCATGGCGTCCTCTATTACCCGCAAAACATGGCCTACGTGCAGAACGGCAACCGAACCGAAATGTCGCTGGACATCAAGTTTGTCAACGCCGCGGACCCCTCAGACTTCGTGTGCGTGCCCACCCTCGGCTATGGGATCGACGCCCAAGACAAAGGCCCCGGCAAGGCAATCTCCTACGCCGTCAAAATGGCGCTGCTGAAAGCCCTCGGCTTGGAGACTGGCGAAGATGCCGACGATGGCTCGACCGAGGAACACAAGCCCGGACCCGTTGCCAAGCCTGCCGAGAAAGACCCAGTGAACGCAAAGAACGCGCCCGGTGTGTCCGAGGCCAAGACCTGGGTGAGAAACCACATCCATGACCTCAACGGCTGCGGATCCCCCGATGAGCTGATGGAACACATCACCGCCGCCAAGCCCCGCTACGTCAAGATTTGCGGGGTGTATCCCAACCTCTGGACCGGACCTGACGGGACTGGGCTGCGCGGAGAGGCTCAGAAGATGGCGACGGCATACGAGTGCAGGCCAGCGTTTGACAAGTTCATCAAGGAAGTGGAAGCCGCCGCAGTGGCGCTTCAGCAACCTCAGGCCGCTGAATGATGCTGAACGTCATCTCCCTCGGGGCCGGCGTGCAGTCGTCAACAATGGCGCTAATGGCTGCGCACGGGGAAATTACGCCAATGCCTGACTGCGCGATTTTTGCGGATACGCAATCGGAGCCGCGCTCAGTTTATGCGTGGTTGGATTGGCTAACCAAGCAACTGCCGTTTCCGGTTTACAGAGTAACGGCGGGCAACCTTACCGATGATGGTTTGCAACTGGCCGTCAGCAAGCGCAGCGGCAAAAAATACTGGAAAACTTTGGTCCCGTTTTACATCCAGGCCCCGGACGGCACCAAAGGAATGATTGGTCGCAAATACACGGCTGATTACAAAGTCGCCGTCCTGGAACGCCAGTGCAAATTGTTTGTCAGCAGGCGCGAACGCTTGGCGCACAAGCCGGGGATGCCACCACTTATTATGAAGTGGCTGGGCATCTCCCGCGATGAAACCTACCGGCGCAAAGAGTCGCCAGAAAGTTGGTCAAAGCACCACTGGCCCCTAATCGACCTTAATATGACGCGCGCAGATTGTTTGGCGTGGATGGAACGGAACGGTTACCCGCGCCCACCCAGATCCGCATGTGTCTATTGCCCGTACCATTCGGATGAGGAGTGGCTGCGCCTCAAGACAGATGAGCCCGAGGAGTTCGCCAGGGCCGTTGCGTTTGAAGCCCAAGCCCAAGCCCAAGCCTGTCAGGTGACTATTGGGAAGCCGTTCTTGCATGACAGCATGAAGCCGCTGCCGGAAATAGATTTCAGCGCGAGCGTCTACGAGAGAAGCAGGCAATTCGACATGTTTAACAACGAGTGCGAGGGGATGTGCGGCGTATGAGCAAAGACCTTTGGTTCGCAGAAATGGAGCGCCGCATGGCCGACCTAGGCGAGGACTACGACACCGCCAGCGAGCGCGCCATGACCTCGTACATCGACCGCCTGGCAGACCAGGCCGACGCGATGAAAGACAGACTTAAGGAATTGGGGCAGTGGCCCCCTCAGAAAACAGGAGCGAAGTGAAATGGCTGGCTCACTTAACCGCGTAATGATTATCGGCAACCTCGGGCGCGACCCCGAAATCCGCACGATGCAGAACGGTCAGAAGGTGGCGAACCTCAACGTCGCCTGCTCTGACTCATGGAAAGACAAGGCCACGGGCGAGCGCAAAGAAAAAACGGAATGGGTCCGCGTCGTGATTTTTGGACAGCTTGCCGAGATTGCCGAGAAGTACACCCAGAAGGGATCCAAGGTTTACCTCAGCGGCCAGCTTCAGACGCGCAAATGGACCGACAAGGATGGCGCGGAGAAATACTCAACCGAAGTGGTTGTGCAGGGCTTCGGTGGTGAACTGATCCTGCTGGATGGCAAGCCCTCATCGGATAGGCCCGTGGCTGACGCGGGGAGGGCTACGCAGTCAATGGATGATGATGTGCCTTGGTAGCCATACACCACCAGCTAATCCGCAATGAGTTGGGCACCTGGCCCGACCACAAGCGGGACGAATACGAAGAACGCGCGGCCATACTTGAGTTCCTTGCCAAGCTAACGAGAGAGAACGCGGAAATTGTCGCGTTCCAAATGATGAAAAAGGCGATGAGGAAATGACTAAGCCCGCGGTCACCCGTGGCACCTACGTTGACCTCCGGTTCATGCCGGGGCTCAAAGTGGCGCGCGTGTCCATCGACATACCGATAGAGCAGAGCAATGAGTTCCTGTCGATGTTCGGGGCACCGGATAGATCAAACCCGGTGTGGGTGGCTGTAGCACGCCTGCAAGAAAATGGGCCTGACGCAGTGGTGACTCCTGTGCTTACCCCATCCGCTGCGGTCGAAGGTCAGGATAGACCCAGCAAGTTTACCCGGAGCAATTTGGCAGGGGTCAAATGCAAAGAGCCCGCTTTTCAGGACTGGCTTTTTGACAACACCGGAAGCGATTTGACCATGAGCCAGTTTCTTACACGCGATGACTTGGCCGACGCGATGCTGAAGGAACACCTTGGCATCAGGTCCAAGCGGGAACTCGACACCTTGCCGCACAAGGCCGAAGCGTTTGACCGCATGATAACCACATTCAAAAATAGGGATTTAATCCGTTGATCCCCAAGCGTAAGAAGCGCGCCAAGATGGGTCTGCGTGAGTCCACCGTCATCAAGTGCGCAGGCCATCTCCAATGGGTGCGCGGCCATGAGTGCCTGTGCGCCGGCAAGATGGACCGCGTTGTCGTGGGCGATGACTACGCCCTAGTGCCGCATGAGTGCTTTGGCAAGATCGAGGCCCACCACGTTGTCAGCCGCGGCGCGGGCGGGGGTGATGAGCAAGTTGTGCCCTTGTGTTCCAAAGCCCACGCGGACGGCCACAAGATGGGCTGGGAGACGTTCCAGAAGCGATACCGCGTGGATCTAGCCTCGACCGCAGCGGAGTTGTGGAAGCTAAGCCCCGCAGGCAAACGCTACCGACTTGCAAACCCAGCGCCCTAAGGCGCTCTAAGGATTACACATGACTACGAACGAAGAACTGAAGAAGCTGGCCGAGGCTGAAGCTGCCGAAATGGACGCGCACTACGCTGCGGACATCCGTCACGGGAATGCCCTTGAGTATGCCAAGCGCGTCAACGCCAGCCCCGAAACATTCCATGAAGATGAGGTGTTGCTGGCTGGGGCTGTCGCCGCATTACTCCAAGACCTCGCCACCGCCACACGGGAGAGGGATGACGCTAAAGCTGAGATACTTGGATGGCAGCGGTCTTTCGCGGACCATGTGTATGTAAAGAGCGAGGAGTACCGTGCGCTTGTAGTACGCGCAGAGAAAGCAGAACGCGAGCGTGATGAGGCCCTGGCCGACCGCGACAAGTGGCGCGATCTGGAAAGAGAGGCGGCACATTTTTGCGAAATCCCTATTGTTATGCGAACCAAGTTCACGGGCGACCCCCCCTATGTTGGCTGGAAAGGTTTGGGCTTGGCGATGACGCAGGCTTTTGACGAGCGCGATGAGGCTTTAGCGGCACTCAAGCACACAGTGAAGGAGCCATAAGACGATGAGCACACCGCAATATGTATTAAAGGTGTCGTATGGAAACGACAGCATTGCGCTAATTCAATGGGCGCATGAGTCGGGCCTTGATGGCGTTGTTTGCCTATACAACGACACCGGATGGGCGCGGCAAGATTGGATGGAGCGCGTTGGGATGGGTGAGCAGCTTGCTCAAAGGTACGGATTTGAAACTGCGCGCACGACATCCATTGGTCTCGCAAACCTCGTTCGCAAAAAGTCAGGTTGGCCGCGCAGCGGCATGCAGTTCTGCACCGAGCACCTCAAAATATTGCCCACAATCGCGTGGCTTGATGAACGTGACCCAGAACGGCGGTCAATAAATATGATCGGCGTTCGGCGGGAAGAATCCGAGAAGCGCGCGACGTTCCCGGCAGAGATCGAAGATGATCCAGCATCAGGTGGACGACTTACGCGGTGCCCTCTGGTTCACATGAAAGAGGCCGAGCGCAATGCTTTGGTAGCCCGCGCCGGGTTCGATGTGCTGCCACACAGAAGCAAGGAATGTTCGCCATGCATTAACGCGAACAAGACAGATATTCGGCACCTTAAGGAGCCTGATATTGCGAAGGTGGAGGCGATTGAAAGAGAGCTTGGGAATACGTCACTTGGCAAACCTCGAGTGATGTTTAGGCCAGCCAAGCATATGTCCGCGCTGGGCATTAGAGATATCGTCCGGTGGGCCAAATCACCGCCGGGTAAATACGCTAAAGAACAGGGTGTTTTTGAGCTTGAGGAATCACACAGCGGAAGCGGGTGCGATTCTGGATTGTGTGGGGGCTGATCCTATGACCATTGAGCAGATCAGGAAGCGGCATGACTTTGAAGATGGTTCCGGCGGTTATCAGCGATGCAGACAATCCGACCGCGAGTATGCTCGTGCCCACGCCGACCGCGCCGCACTCCTCGCACACATAGACGCTCTCTCCACACAGAACCCACAGGGGGACACTGCCCACCACGGCAACTTTCAGGCTGCACCTGAAGCCGGGATTGGAGTGGGGTCAGAGTCTTTGCCCCCTGTGGACGCTCTCTACATTGAGCAGATCAAGCCGCTGACTGCACAGGAGTTAACTGAGGTTCGTGCGCGCAACGAGGAAGATGAGCGCGATGCAGACCGGACGCGGGAGCAAATGTTTGACGCAGCTATACAGTGTTTTGATGACCGTGCCGCCCTTCTCTCACACATAGACGCCCTATCACGAATAGGCCGATAGAGGACATATGAGCAGAGCCCCCAGCACCTTCCGCCAGCGTGATATGGCCGCAGCCGTCAAGGCTGTAAAGGCGGCTGGCTGCGTTGTTTCGAGGGTTATGGTGGACCGGGAGGGGCGTATAGTCGTGGAAACCGCCCAGGCGCAGGACGCGCCGGCAAACGAATGGGACCGCGACCTTGGCACGGCTCCGCTTGCAATACGTCCACGAATTTAAGGACCGCCACGGGGTCACTCGGCGCTATTTCCGCAGGGACGGAAAGCGCACCCCCTTACCTGGATTGCCGGGATCTGATGAGTTCATGGGGGCTTACCAAGCGGCCCTTGCGGGCCGTCCCATGCCGCAGGCGATTGGCGAAGACCGCACCGCTCCGGGAACAATTGGCGCTGCGGTCGCGGCCTACTATCAATCGGCGCAATTTGTGTCGCTCTCTAAGGCGACTCAGGGAACCTATCGGGGCCTATTGGAGGCCCTGCGGAATGCCCACGGGGAAAAGCGCCTTGCCGGGCTAGAGCGCCGCCACGTCGAAACGATGATGAATGAGAAGGGCGACAAACCCGCCGCCGCAAATAACGTCCTGCGGATTATTCGGATGCTCGCCAAGTTTGCGATGAGGATGGATATGCTGCGCACCGATCCGACCGCAGGCGTGAAGGCCATTAGGATTCGTTCTGAGGGCTTCAAGACGTGGACAGAGGCCGACATAGCCAAGTTCCAAGAGATTCACCCAATAGGCTCTAAAGCCCGCCTGGCCCTATCTCTGATGCTCTACACCGCATCCCGCCGTGGCGACGTTGTGAGGCTTGGACCGCAGCACGTCAAAGACCGGGTTTTAACCATCACCCAGAACAAGACTGGGGCACTCGTAGAAATCCCCATCCACCCAGACTTGGCGGAAGTCATCGCTGCGTCAAAATCCGGTCACCTGAGTTTTCTGGTAACTTCCTTTGGTAAGCCCTTCTCCCCTGCCGGTTTTGGGAACCTGTTTCGGAAGTGGTGCAATGAGGCCGGGCTGACTGAATGCTCAGCCCACGGGCTGCGGAAAGCGCAGTCCCGGAGACTCGCTGAAGCGGGCTGCACCCCCCACGAAATCATGGCGATAACGGGCCACAAGACCCTGAAGGAAGTGACTCGTTACACCGAAGCGGCCAACCGGCGCGAGCTTGGGAAATCGGCTATGGGCAAGATACGTAGTGGCAACCCGCCGGTCAGGGTTGCCAAATCAGGCAAAAAGATCAATAAAATCAAATAGGCTTTAAGGTGTTGGCGGACAGAGAGGGCTGGCAACCAGTCCTCAGAATCAATGCCTTGCGCTGGCAACCCTTGGTAACGGCGAGTCAGTGTTTTAAGGGCTAAAATGCAGAAGTGGCAAACCGGAGTTTTGTATATATGACCAAGCCGACCGAGATGGAGTTGATGGCCACGCCAGAGGTCAAGGTGGATAGCGACCGCCATCCCGGCATGTTCAAAACCCTTGATCTTCTAAAAATCAAAAGCCTAGACGGCCCCATTTTCTTTATTGTGGAGGGCTGCGCTATGTTTAAGGGCAAGCCCGAGGATTTGGACTGCATGTTCCTTTATGAGGAACATACATGCCCAACCAACTTCATTCGGATTGAGGCGATTTTTACGCCTGATTCCGACGATCCACATGGCGTCTTTAAGTGGGTTAGATCGGTGTGGATGCCTAAAGAATACGTCGCAGCTAAAGACGGGATCGGCGAACCTGACGAAATACTAAGAACGCTGTTTCCAGAAACGCGCGGGGATGACTAAACCACCGCATATACCAGCAGCACCATGAATGAATCATCTCCATTAGTAACTGCATTCGAGGGCGGTCAAACGCGCCGCTATGAGTTGCGGAAATGCCCGGAATGTTTGGCCGAACGCATGGTGAGGAAGGACTCGAAGTCCCTTAGATGCACCAAATGCACTTATACAAAGTTCAACCTGATGGGGCGTAAGGCGACTACGGAGAAACGCTCAATGGTTACATGCGAGTTTTGCAAAACCACGTTTCACCGACCGCCCGCAAACATAAAGACAAAAATATATTGCTCGCGGGCTTGCCAAAACGCAGCGAATAGGTGGGAGCGTAATTGTCAAGTTTGCGGGGTTTTATTCCAAATCCGCAAAAGCATGACTGTGACCTCGCACGCCGCCCCATACGGAAAAAGAATTGTTACCCAGGAGCGTGGTTTCTTCTGCTCAATGGGATGCTGGGTTGATTCCAAAAACGGCATAACTGGCCGCAGGCATAAAATGGGTGAAGGAAAGTATCCGGTAACATTCGATACGCTGCGATGCGAGCGGGGTTAACTCGCCCACCACACCTGAAGCAGAGCCACCACATACCCGAGGATAATGCCCACCTTGAACTTCTCGCGGTCCCACCAACTGATGCCGTCATCTAGGGCCTGCGCCGGGTCTTTCATGGGCCACCTGTAAACACATCAAACCGTCCCACCGCACCCGTGGCATTGCCAAACCACATTGCTGGCCTTGGGTCATTGGGGAATGTAAGGGGATCGGAGCCTAGCTCGTGGTCGAGGATTACGGCCCCGTCCAGGCTGATGACGAAGCCCCTGCTAGGCACGTAGTCAATCCTAAGCGTGTGCGGTCCAAGGTTCACGGGGCCGCTTATAGGGCTCGCCAGCGTAGGTCTGTAGATCCACACCTTTACCGGGTCGCTCGGTCCAGCACATGAGATGTACGCCGCCGCATATGTCCCGGTCGGATCGCCGTCATCCACCCCGCCGCCGTAGATCACCGGGCCAGCGTAGCTCACATCCCGGCAGTCGTTCTCAACCGTAACCACGGCCTTAACGCTTATGGGCTTGCTGCCGTCCAGTGTCCGGGCGCTCACTAGAGCCATGCCGGGGGCGCCAGCGTGAAAGCCCAGAACGCCGTCATGGGGCTGGAAGCACACGTTGGGCTGCGGGTCTACGCAGTCCATGCCGCCATTGCCCTCTTGGGGTAACACGCCCCACTTGGCACCTTCGGGAAGGTCGCAGCCAAAGGGGGTTAGCAGGCCGGGACCACCACAGCGGAGGGCTATGCCAAGGGGGGCGGTCCAGTCGGCTGAGAATGTGGGCACTGGCGGGGGGCCTGGTTGCACAGGCTGCGGCGGGGGATTTGAACCCCCAGCGGCACACCCCGCCAGTGTTAGGGCGAGGATGGCTAGGGCTTGCCGCACAGCCGCATCCACTTAACATCGTGTTGTTCTATCTGCTCGACCGTGGCCGGCGTATCAAGCTGTGAATACGTGATGGGCGAGAAGATGGCGCAGGCTGATCTAGTCTCGGCGGAAAAATGACTGCACGCGCTGACGCTCAGTGTCAGTGGCAGGGCGAGCAGATTCCAGAATGTCTTCGACGGCCTGTTCATTGGCTTTCGCCTCCACATGGTCAGCCCCGGCCTTAGATGCTTTCCAAAGGATTGCACCCAAGGCCAGGACGATGACGCCGATACCGATTAGGGTTGTCACTTGCCAACCGCAGTCTTGGTGGTGAAGCGCAGAACGATGTTCACCACGGCAAGGATGCCGGTTGCGAGTTCGGCTTGAACTTCCGGGGTCAGGCCCAGATCCAGCTTGAACACGCCGGCCACAGTGGCAACGCCGGCGATGACGTTTACCCACAAAGTCTTAGACTGCCAGAACGGTTTGGTTTCGGTTTCCATAGTCATTTCTCCTTTGCTGATTCAAAAAGCTCCGCGATACGCACGGCGCGGGTGCCGACTTGGGTTGCCCACTTGCTCTTGATGGCTTCCGCCGCTGCGGTGTCGTAGTCCTTGGCCGCAAGGGCGCTGAGCATCTTCCCGAACTGCGTAAGGCGGGTGAGGCCCATGTTAAAAACCATGTTTACAAGGCCACGCTGTACTGGTTCGGGCGCGGTCAGGAACCACGGAAACGTCTTGCGCAGCCCACTTTCGGCGCGGTCAACGTCCGCGTTGAGCATGGCGCGGGCTTCTTCTTCCGAGATGCCCACGTCATCGAGGTTCCGCCCTACACCGATGGTCAGTTTGTTCACCGTGTCGCGGTAGGGCTTAAGGACCATCCCCTCGTCGCGGATCAGGTCGTCTAGGATGTCACTCATCCGTCACCTCGGAGGCGGGCTCGGGCAGCACGATTACGTTGTGGCTGTAGAGGTACTCGGTGAGCCTGACGATCCAGAGCAATGCCGTATTCGGGTCCATTGAGTGCATCCGACCCGCCCAAAACAGAACTGCGGGCGTGTCTCCGGTGTGCGGAATAATAAAAGGCTTGTCGTGGGTCATTTGCTGAACAGCTTCGCCAAATCAGGATTGTCTCGGAATACTTGGCTAAGTCCATTGGCGAGACAGTTCACAATGGCTTCTTCTTTGGCGTGGTTTAGCGACAGGGAATCCCTAAGCCCGGCCTGATAAAAGACGCCGTGCAGGATTTCATGCAGAAGGGTGTTTGCAATGAAGCGCGGGCTTCTGCCGCCGATCCTCACGCGGATTAGTTGGCTGCTTGAGGTAAAATCTCCCTCAATGTCCCGTTCGGCCTTGGGCATGGGTGAGACTTTGTAAGTCTCGTAGCCGATGCGGACGTGGCTAGGCAGCATACCGCTCCTCCAACGTGAGAAGGCTTACGAAGTTCACGTCAACGATTTTGCGGTCCTTGATGCGAACATCGGTCAGGCAGTAATCCCAAAGACCCGGCGTGTGTTCTGCAAAATCCTCCACATGCCCCCAAGGCAGGAAGCATCCGCTGTCAACAATCGTCACTGTGTCGCGGAATAGCTTTGCAAACGGATGCTTCGCCGCCCTGTGCCGGTGCCCGATTACCATGTCTTGGGTTGCGTCATTGCCGATTGAGTTAAGGTGCCTGCCGGAATACGGCTTGCCCATAATCGTCTGGGGGATGTGTGTGAAGGCAACGCCGCCGATAAGGTGCGGGGCTGCATATGGCGAGTAAGTAAAGCCCGCGTCGGTCATCATTTCGTTGTAAAGCGCGTGGTACATGCCCCACGATGCGGGGGCCTTGTCCTCGGCGCGGTAAAGCCGGTTTTCGTGGTTGCCCACGGTCTTGTGCTTCTCAGGCTTCCAATTCCCAAGCCCAGCACTAAGAGCGGCAAATGCTTCCTTGCCGGATGCTATGTCCGCAATAAATGTCCCCTTGGCCCGCCCGTTGTAGTTCTCATCGGGGATGTGGAAGCACAAAGAATTCATGTTCAGGAAGTCGCCAATGCTCAAAAGCACGTCATGCTTTTGCTCGGCGCAATATTTCCCAGCCCAATAGAAACGGCTTTTGTCGGGGATGGCTGGGTCGTCGTGGGCGTCACCCATGACTAATACCCGGTAAGTATCAGTCTCCCCGCGCGTGTCTTGGCGTATGGTGAAGTTAGGGCGCGAAGCCTTTTTCAGTTCATCCCGGAGCCGGTCAACCTCCGACCGCAGCCCGTCAACAATCGGCTGTAGCGGGTTGCTAGGCTCTGCCTTGGGAACCTCAACCGAGGGCGTCACCCCCGCCCTCTGCGCCAGTTCAAGCTGGTACTTATATGTATTAACGTTGCGCCCAAGTAGCTTCGACGCCTTCGCCTTGTTGCCCTCTGCCCTAGCAAAAGCGTTTACAACCTCTTGCATCACCTCACGGCTTAGCGGGGCCTGGGTCATCCGGGGAACATTTTGCTGACAAAGGGAAGGCTATGCACAACCAACCAGCCCAAGACCGCCAGGACCGCCCAAAACAGCTTCTTTGACTGAGCAGAGCAATCGGTGATGTGCGCCTGAAGCTGCTTTGACAACTCGGAGATGCGGTCGTTCATCATCTCGGAAATTTTGTCGTCTTGCCGGCGGTTGTGTCTGCTATCGTCGGGAGCCACGTCACATCTCCTATAGGGTGTGCCTTGGAAGTGCCCCGGCCCTAGTTCGCCGCTGGGGTCGGGGTGCGCCGTTAACTTATGTTAATCCTTTGGGGGGGGGGGTTTCTGGGTTAGGCTCAGCCCATGTGGTACGTGATCCAGATGCTTGGTTTTATTGCTGGGGCGTGGCTTGCCGCGTCGTCTAGCCGCGAGGGCGGCCTTGATATGGGTGGCCCAGCGATTGCGGTTGTCGGCCTGCTTGGAGCCCTGGCGTTCCATTACTGCGCTCATGGCCTAATCTGGCTCAGCGGTTGGCTGGGCCTTTCCGATGCGCCCGGGGGCGTCACCCATGAAGCTGCCGACCATTACTTGAACCCGCCTGCGGCTCGGCTCCCGCGCAATAGCCCGAAGCTGCTCAATGCTATCGGGACTAGAAAGAACGCGGTCGAGGATTGAGTAAGTCGAGCGCAGCCGCGCGTTTTGCACCGAATCCCAAATTGATCTTCCAGCGGTAGATACCGCCCTGCCAACGGCAGACACCGCCCCAGGCTCGGCCAAATCTTGACGAATAAAGTTATTGTAGGACGTGGGTGATCCGGCCATGTAGCGGTTGCCCTGCGCGCGATAAACCGCCATCACCCGTTCAAAGCCGTTCCAAATACGTGATCCATCCGGTAGCGCACGAATTGCGGCCTCTACGTTTGCGGCTTGGCGCGGCTCCAATTCGGTCGCGCCAAGTGTCTGCTGGTTGAACTTGGCACCAAGGCGCGAGGTATCGGAGACCACCGCCCCTTTGGCCGCGTCAAGTTTGTCGTGGAGGTATTGTTTGACCAGCGCGGGAACGGCATCCCCATTAGCTTGTGAAATTGCCGCCGCCGCCTTGGTTATGTCAGCCGGCGTTTCGTTTTTGGGATTGATGAATATCTTGGCCGAATCACTCAGCGGGCGATTAACCGCGCCGATGCTTTTGTCATTGTTGACCAGCGCGCCAATAAGTCCGCGCTCGGCATCATTGACCGGCTGAGACAAACTTTCCCATGCTTGGCGGGCTTGTTTGAACTCGGGCGAAACCGTGTCCAAAACTTCAAGCAATGATTTTTTTGCGTCCATTGCGGAGGACGCAAGCTTGCCTTGCCCGCTGGTTGTGGCTTTGCCAACAATGTCATCAAGCGCAAACTTGATGCCGTTTTGCATTTTTTCGAGGTCGGTAATTGGCCTGCCGTAGCGGTCGACCATAACCGTGCGCGCCAGTTTATCCATGACCGGGCGCATCGCGGGCTGCGTATCACCGATTTCTTTGAGCTTTGCAAAAATTGGGGCAGGGTCAATGCCGACCGGAGTGCTGGCAAACGCAGCTTTGTATCCTGGGCTTCCAGCGGATTCGCGGCCAGCCTTGAGGGTATCAATTGCGCCCTTAGCGCCGGCCTGTACGGCGTCTGCACCCTCGCGCGGGGTGAGGGAGGATATGCTGTCAAGCTGCTGTCCAGACACCCTAGATGCGTTTGTGCCGCGCTCGGCCATAGCCGCGCGCGTGTTCACGCCAAGCGGGTCTTGCTCAAGTAGTCGCTGAATCTGAAGCCCATAATTGCTGTTCATGGACTCAGGAGCCGTCAGCGTTCCCAAGCCAAAGGCATTCGAGTCACGTTGAAGCGCCTGGGCTTCATCTAGCGGAGTGCGCGCGTCTCTTAGGATGTTTCGCGCAACGGTGCTGGGCTGCGGACGCAACCAGCTATAACCACCTCCAACAGCACCGCCGCCGAGAATTCCGCCCAATACTTCCGCCAAGGGGCTTTCCGGGAATAAATCATGCCCAGCCTGCGCGCCGATGCCCCCGCCCGCACCAGCAAGGGTGGATAGGGCTGTGGGACCGCCAAAGACCATTGCAGAACCAGCACCCACGGCTGCTTTGTTCGCGTACTTCCCAAGCGGCGTCTCAAATTGATACGCGGGTGCAACTTTCTCGAATTGCGACATAATATCCGCAGACGTGGGGAACCCGCCGGTCTGGGGAGGTTTGGGCATATCAATCCCGGCCTTGCTGGCGAGAAAACCGACAAGGTTGCTTAGATCGCCCGGCATACCGCCTACAGCGCTTAGAATTTGCGCCGCCGTTGTTTCAACCGCGCGAGCGCCATTGTTGATGCCCTTGACCAAAGGCGAGCGAGTGTCGGCGTCCTCAATGACATACCCGCCTCGCGCTTCTGGCACGCCGTATCGCTTCGCCATATCCTTTAGGTCAGGAGATGCGTCTACAGTTCCGGGCAAGGCATCTTCAATTACAAACGGCATTACTGCGGCCTGATTATCTTTCCGGGATAGGACGGGCTTGTGTACGTGCCATCCGCCTGCCTCACGGCGTCGGGCGGGAGGCTTTGAATTACGTTGGCCATTGGCTTGGGTGCGGTGGGCGCACCCGGAATTTTCGGCGGTCCGGCGTTCAAATCCTTAAGGAGCGCGTCATACTGGTTCTGCTTTGCGCCAAGCTCCGCCAAAGCAATCCCCGCGTTGGGATCGCTTTGCAGGCCCTTGAGCATCGACCTATAGGACTCGATGTTGCCTTTGTGCTTGGCCTCGATGCGCGCAATAAGCAAAGGAGCCGCCTGTGGGTTCGTCTTAAGCTGCGGCGCCATCTTCTCTGCAAAGTCGCGGTCGCTATTGGAGGGGTTCGCGCCGAAGGCCTTGATAACTGAGCGTGTCAGTTCTTTAGATGCAGCGTCATAGTCCGCACTGGCTTTGGCGTTATAGAACTGGTTCACCGTGTTGGGGTCCACGCCCAAGCCGACAAGGACGTTCGAGACGGTCTCCTGTGCTGGGGCCAAAGCACCGGGCTTCAGGCCATCATCTAGCGCCTGCTTCATACGCCCAAGCGAATAGAGCGACTCAAAGCTGCTCATAGCGTTGGTGCGGCCTTCTGAGAGGGCGTTGCTCGAAAGCTCTGTCAGCGCCTTGGTCTGGGGCGTCATGTTCACGTCAACACGCGTTGAGGGCTCGCGGACTTCAACCCCGCCGGACTTAAGCGCCGCTTCAATTTCGTCTTGCTGTGTGGCCGCGTTATAGGAGCGTGTTGGGCCAGCCACGGGCTTAATCGTGACTAAATCAGCCTTGGGCGCAGGCTTGGCAATGGATGGCGCAATGGTCTGCAAATTAGATCCGCCCGGACCCATCGAGACAATCGACTCATCATCCTTCTTGGTCATGATTTTGGGCGGTTCCGGGAACACGCTAACAATCGCGCGAGCCTTAGCCGTCTCAGGATCTGCCAGTGCCGCAAGCTTCTGCTGCGCAATCATTGGCATCTGCGGGCCACCGCTCTGCCCGGACTGTAGGCCGCGCAAGAGAGCGCCCAGGGCTGACTCCTGAGTCTGTTGCTGCTCAATAGCCTTTTCCTTCAGGCCATAGTTTTGCAGCCCCGCCATCGTTTGCGGGATCAGGATATTGCCTAGCGTGGTTCCAAAGTCGCCGCCTTTAGCCGCCACTTGCGCCTCCTTTAGCAGCCATGGTCTGCGGGATGATGGCGTTGCCTACCATTTTGCCGAAGGAGCCATTGCCGTCCTGACTTCCCGTCTTGATGGCCATAACGTCGTATGTGCCGTCCTCCTTTTTGGGGAGTTCACGGTAATGCGGCATCATGGGCGAGCCTGTCGGGTTTGCGAATGTTCTGGCCGCGTCCTCTTTTGATTGGCCCCAAAAATTTGGGTTAATCATCGCGGCCTGGCTCCATGGGTCACCTGGGGAGCCACTTCCGCTTGCTAGTGCTTTAAGCAGTGCGTTTATGTCCATGTGAAAACCTTACCCGAGTGAAAGGCCGCCGCTCTTGCCAGAGCTTGAGCCTGTGCCGGAAGTGGTGCCGCTTGAGGTGCCGGAGGTGATGCTTTTTAAGATGTTCTCAAGCGTGGTCTGCGTGCTGCTGTCATTGGTGGCGGTTGACGTGCCGGTTGAGGTGCCGGTTGAGGTGCCCGCGCTAGTTCCTGTGTTGACGCCCGCGCTTGTTCCGGTGTTGGACTGACCAAACGCCGGAACTTGGCTTCCCAAGAAGCCCGCGAGATTCGCAATGCCTCCCTGCGATAACGAAGCGTTAGTGTTTGCCGCCCCGGTCTGCGCGCCGTACTTAGCCCCGAGGTTGTTGGTCCAATCCCGGATCGCCTGCATGGAGAGGTTATCGTTTACGTTCTCTTGCCCAGCGTTGAACATTTGGGCCTGTTGCTTGTTGCCAACGTTTTGAACGTTTGCCTGATATTGCTGCGAAGCGTCAGCCATCGCCGGGGTAAGCGCAGTCTTGAACGCATCCGAACGCAATCCGCCCAACGTGCTGCCAAGGGCGCGCGTGTAGTCGTCGGCCAACTGTCCAGCGGCAACACCCTCACGCCCGTTGCCCATCGCCCCGCCGTACTTGGCTTGAAGCTCGGTTAATCCCTGCTTATAGCCCTGCGTCAAATCGTTGCGGGTGGCGTCTACGACTTGCGACAAATACGGGTTTTGGTAAGCGTCCGTGTAAGTCGAGGCCGTGGGAGACACAACATAATCGGGGTTGGCAATCGTGTGGGCTTGGTGGTTATCCCCCACATACTGCGACATAACCTGGCCGCCGTAATCCAAGGCGTTGCCGTAGTTCTGAGCGGCATTAGTGTTGATGCCCATCGCCGCCAACTGCTGCGGGGTCAGGCCGCTGTTACCAGACACAAGGCCCTGAAGCAAATCAGAGACAGATCCAAACCCTGCGGTTGGGGTCGCGGTCGTGGTGCCCGTCTGTGTGCCGTACTGCGATCCGGTCTGTGTGCCGTACTGCGATCCAGTTTGCGAACCGGTCTGCGTTCCAGTCTGCGTGCCCGAGGTTACGCTAGTGCCGGTCTGGTTCTGCGTCGTGTCCGTCTGCCCAGACGTGGAGCCGCTCATGCTTCCGCTCTGGTTCTGGTTGCCGCTTTGACCGCCCTTGCCGACCGCCATCTTAGATGTCCTTGTGCATGTAGACGCCGCCTCGGGTCCAGTCAGATGGAACACGCGACCAACCCGCACGCCCGGCCCCGAGGATGCGGGTGCAGCCGTTTTCTTTGGCGAAGGGGATCAGTTTCTCGGTTTCCATCTTCCTCAGTTCCTCAAGGTCGCCGCCGCAGATAAACACGCTCAAAATCTTCATGCGGGGCATTTGGATAAACTCAGTCACCGCAGCGGCATTCTCTCCAGCCCAAAGCCGAAAGTGACCGGCTCCAATCATCAGGCACACATCATCAATCGTGTGGGTGCCCTTCGTTTCAACTAGCGCCGGCTCAAGTATCGGCTTCGCCTTATCCCAGGCCGCAAACAGACTCAAAACGCCATCCCTGTATCTTCAATGTCCATTGTCAGTAGTCCGGTACGCATAAAAGCCGGGGAGCTGTTCCCGTAAAACCGGTAGCCGACGAACCTCCCAATAGGCGGTCCCGCCAACAGGTCTAGTTTCTCGGTTGCCGAGGTAAAGTCGAATGGTCCCGTCGAAACGGACGTGCTTTGTGCGTATTTGTAAGCCGAGGCGCGCATGGTCGCGCCGCCCATTAGGCCTGCGAAATCGGGGTACAGGCTGTTGACCTTGTAGAGCGTGTCGCCGTTGCCAATCTTCAGCAGGCCGGTTTCCAGCGACCAGGAAAGCGCGCCCCCATTAACGGTGCTACCCTTCTCATGAAAGTAGATGTATCCGTCCGTGTGAGCAGCTACCGGGAAGCCCAAAATGCTCGCGTCAATCCAAGCGGTGATGTCAAAGGTGCCGTTCGCGAAGCAGCCCACAATGCCGGGATTAGTCCCTGGCGGGGGCGCGATGGCTTCCTGGGTGCAAAGCAGGGTGTAGCGGGAGCATTCGTTCCCATCCCGT